AACTTATGAAGACGCAATGTCTTTTACTCTTCATATCAAAAATGACCATAAATTGGGCATTCAAGAGTATTATGACAAGTTTCTTAAGAAAGAAGGTGAAGGAATCTGTAAAGTTTGTGGAAAACCGACTACTTATAACGGTTTAAACAAAGGTTATGCAGAATATTGTTCAACAACATGCAGCAATAGAGCGCCAAAACAACAAGAATACACAGAAATTAGGTGTGAAATTTGTGATATGGTTATTTCTGCAGATTCTGCAAATGCAGCATCAAAGAAATTCAATAATCATTTAAAACGAGACCATAATATCTTCAACCCGAAGCTTTATTATGATACTTATGTCAGAAAAGAAGATGAAGGATATTGTCCGACATGTCATAAAGAAACAACTTTTATAAGTGTTGTTCGTGGATATGAAAAATATTGCAGTGACTCCGCTTGCATGATTGCACATCAGAGAACTTTAAAAGACGATCCTAATACAAAACTTCATAATATGTTAAATATTAGAAGTATGATGAAGAAGATTGCTGATTCTATTTCTGAAAAGTATAATAATTTCTTAAAATCTGAATCTAAAAAGAGTTTTGGTGATGTCAGAACTGACCCAATTACACATAAAACTGTAAAAGAAAATAAACAAATAACAACAATAGATGGAACAACAACTCAATTAAAAACTGAAATTTCATCATCTACACAGCAAGATCCATATTTGGGAACACAAAAAATGTATAGACCAAAACAAGAGTCTTGTACACAAAATACATATTTTGATGAAATAATCGATGATGGAAATTCTATCAATGAAACTGAATGGTGTCGTTAAGGTTATAAATATTGTATGGAAAAACTCTGGGAAAGATTTTTTTACGCCTTAGAAGATAAAAATAGTGTTTCTGGTTTACAGCGTTTGGTAAACAATGCTGAAACAATGTCTGCTTATTTTGAAGCAAATGATATATTAACAGAAGCACATGAAACATTATACTCTTTAAAATCACATAATAAGAAAATAAATTTAAGTACTCATAACAGGGACATAGATAACGTTCTTGTTTTTGTTTTTCTTAAAGCTATTACTACTATTCCATCAACGACAAAGGCTTATAAGCTAGGTCTTATTGACCGTAATGGAAAATTAATAAGAAATCCACAAACCCAGGAAGAACATAACGCAATTTCTAATCTTGACTTGTTAATGTTCAAGCTTAGAGAATGGTTACGTCCAAAAATGTATTGTTTATCTTCTGTCAACTGGATTAAAGGATTATATAAAGGTAAACGAATTCAAAATTGCCTATTTAACTCTGAAATACTATCAAAGCAATATGTTGTCAGACGATTAAACGATGAGTTAGACACTATATTAAGGAAGCATTAGTATGTTTTTTCCACCACCACCACCAAGACCACGTTGTCCAGAATGTGAACGATTACATAAAAGCGAAAAAGAACGATATGGCTTTAATATCATAGAAGGTTACTATTATTGGACAAAAATTCCAGAAGTAAAGGCATGTTGTCCAGTCAAGGTTATGGTTGTTGAAGCTACTGCAAAAACAGTGACAGTAACTGTTAATAATAAAACATTTGTAAAAGATAGAACAGATTTCTTAAAATCATCATGGCGAGATTATGACTCTTTTTAGTAGCAACTTTGAATTAACAGAAAAATATTTAAATAAGACTTTCGATGCATGTAATAACATGTATTTTGATAATTCATTAATCAAAATTCCAGTTATTATTATAGATGATCCAGATGTAAACGGATATTTCAAATTCGATATTGATTTTGAAAATAGAATTTTAAAAAATCCTAGAATCGAAATTTCTAAAAACCATAAAAGACCATATGAAGCAATCGAAAAGACAATGTTACATGAAATGACACATTATAAAGTCTTTTTAGAACTAACCAGTTCTGATATTTCTGCAGCATTTGATGCTTATAATTCAAAAAATATGGATTTATTTAATAAAATTTTATACTTAGAAAACTATGCACATCAAAATAAATGGAATTTTTATATAGATGCTATAAATAATAAGTATAAATTAAACATAAAATAGGTTTTTTATGACTTTAGATGAAGCAATAGAAGTACTTAAAGAAAACGGTTATAAAGTTTTAGACGAAGATTTCGGAATTGGTGTAGGTGGACCACTTGGTGCTGACCAAGGTATTCCACATGGCGGTGATTGTAAAGGTTGTTGTCCACAACGTATGGGATTATTATATCAACGTTCTCCGTTTAAAACAAATCCACTTTATAATGGTGTTCCTGCTGCTCATCATCCAGGCTATTGGTTAAATCAAATTCCAAAGAAAAAGAGAAAGAAAAAGAAACGTAGACTTCGCGAAGGATATGAATTAAGAGAATCTATTGAGACATTTGAAGATTCATGTTGGACAATGTATTCAAAATTCTTCGATAAGACTATTGATGATGAACAAAAAACCGAAAGTGACTTTATAAAAGGATTCGAAACTAATAACTATCCACCAACAAGAGCCGGAAGTGCTGGTAGACTTGCAAGACAAATAAGCGGACATTTACGCGATTTTGACAAAACTGTTGAAGATTGCTTGAAGAAATTTAAAAAAGAACTTCAGATTTTAAAAACGTTGTTCTTTGATGAAAATAATTCAAACTAACTTATGGAAGATATACGAAAAGAACAGCTAAATATTCTTTTAAATGGTATTAAAAAAATAGTAAGTAGCAAGAACTGTCCTGAATGGATCGCTCGAGAACTTACCATTACCGTTAAAAATGCAAAAACAATAAATCCTGAAACAATCGAAAAATCTACAAATTCTGTAGAGATTGATGAAACATATAGACCATTTGATATAAATGACAAAGTTACAAGTAATGTCGATGGTGATGTATGTATTTATCAAATTATTGGCAGGTCAGATCCAATAAATAATATAAATTTGTTTACATTAAAAATTATAAAAGGGAATAAGGCAAATCCACCTGGATATATAGTCTATAATGTTCCTGAAACAATGTTGTTACACATTAAGGAATAATAAAATGGGAAGAAAAGTTAATACAATTCACAAGAATTTCTTAGAAGACTTGCAAGCAAGAATGCGAGACAGATATACAAATAACTATGCAAACTATACTGAATCTGATAAAGCACATGCTAGGATGGCAGGTATAGAATTGTCAGAACCTGTTGCGCCTGTCATTCCTGAACGTAGAGGTTCTACAGTTTCTGCTCCTGCAAAGTCAATGGATGCATTTGAAGCTGAATACCAGGCATTTATTGCTGGTTTACAAGCTAAGAAAGAAAAAGAACAACAAGAAAATAAAGTAGAAGAGGTTACAGATGTTCCTGAAACAAATGTTGAAACAACGCAAACAACTGAAGAAACTCCGGTTGTTGAAAATAAGCCAAAGAAAACTAGAAAGAAGAAAGAGGTGGCTGTCACAGTTCAGGAAGAACCAGTAATCGAAGAATCAACCCCTGTTGAAGAAAAGGTTGAAGATCTTCCAGAATTCGAATTAAACTAAAAAATATTTAATAAAATAAAAAACCGGTTTTTTGGCCGGTTTTTCTTTTTATACCTTAGTATCAAGTTTTGTAAGAATGTCACGAGCATTATTAAGTTCACCCTTCTTAGTGGCAATATCTTGTTTAATGCTGTCACGTTTCTTAATCAATGGTTCTTTCATCTTTCTGATTAAGTAGTTCTTTGTTTTAATGTCTAACTTTTCAGCAATTTTTTCAATTAAGAATATTGCATTAGTGACATTTTCAAAATCCAAATCTTCATCGTTAAGCAAGAAACCATTAAAAATTAATTCAACGTCATTCTTAACTTTTTCAATTTCAACAAGCTGGTCTTCACTTAATGTCTGAATAACAGTTGCAACTGTCTTCATAATATCAGTGATATTAAACTTGTTATTAATTGATGCATCCTTAGATAAGGTAACATCATTCGGGTCAGTCTGACCTTGGTTAAATTCTGGGTCTGGGTCATGAGAACCGTCAGTTAAAGCCGGATTTTCATCAGAATCTTTATCTTCGTCATCATCACCTTCTGCATTACCGTCAGCGTTACCATCTCCGCCTGCTGCACCGCTTGCATCTGCTCCGCCACCCATATTGTTACCAAATGGATCAGCACCTGCATCGCCACCAGCACCACCGCCTGCAGCAAATGGATCAGCACCACCACCTGCGTCTGCTCCGCCTGCATCGCCACCACCTGCATCTGCACCACCTGCAGCAAATGGATCATCTTCTTCTGTTAAAATTTTAGAACCTTCATAATCTGACTCTTCAGTTAAAAAATTAGAAAACAGAGAGCTTCCACCAAGCTTAATCGGTTTGACAACTGCATCCAACATTTCTTTAATATTTTTCATATTTTTTCCTTAAATCTTAATGATTTCATTAATTCTATCTTTAATCATTTCTTTATTTATACTACGAATGTTTGAACAAGTCAAATAATTGAAGAAAACTCTGGCAGATTTTGTATTTTTCTTAGTTAAAAGGTCATAAAGTCCACATTTATCGCCCGTTAACAACATATTTACCATTAATTCCATCAAATCAGTAAGTCTGTCGATGGAAATTTCTTTTTCTTCTGCAGTATAAGTCTTGAATACCTTATCAAAATGCTTTTTGAGAAATTCTTCCCTATGCTCTATTTTGTAATATACAGAAAACAACAATTTTACCTCTACGACAAATCAAACTCCGGATGTTCTACTTGAACTGCCGGTATATCTAATTTTTTCATTACTTCGTATTGTTCTTTTGGATTAAATATATACGTATTATTTTGAGTAATCTGTCCAGGGGCATTGTTTCCATTACTTTTACCAGCAAGTCTTTTTTCTGCAAGTCTTTCTTTACTTGCCAAGGCTTTTTCTTTGAATTCTTCGTTAGATTCAATAACCTGGTAATTTGTAATATCCTTACAAAGTTCTTTTAGCTGTTGAACATTCTCTCTGACAGATTTAGAAACCGTTGCATAAACGGCATATAAATTTGGAGTTCCTGCACCGTTAACAATCATATCTTTTAAAGATTCCATAACTTCACGGTCAGAAGCAATCAAGTCTTGAAGTTCAGCTTTAATATATTCCTTATCTTCAATGGTATATTTTTGTGTCTTTATACCTTCTTTGACTTCTTCAATTTTTTCATTAGCAGTAGAAATCACAGAGTTAACTTGTGACTCTGCTTCTTCAATATTAAATTCGTCTTTTAAATTATCAAAAACTCCCATAAATTCAAATATAGTAAATTTATTTAAATATATTTATATTAGTAATTTATTCCGATTTCTTCTTCTGTCAACACTTTGAATATAAAACCATGTTCTCTACACCATTTACGAGCTGCTTGCCATTTAGAATTATTAACTCTTAAAACATTGCAACGTTCCTGCCAAGCATTCAATGCACGTTGACTTTTTGTTTTTGGTGGTTCTGGATAAAGAATCTGACCACATTCATCAAGTCTTGGCATTTGTGATTTTGGTTTTACTTCAAGTATATATTTTACTATTTTTCCAGTCTTATCCCTACAAACAAAATAGAAGTCGGTAATGTAAGTATGTTGCTTACCATCGACTTCTGATATATATGGAACTTTTAAAACTTCCGAACCCCATTCAAGTATTGAATCATACTTGTCACAGAATTTCATAAATTTTAATTCCCAACTGCTACGATATGTAATTGTATTACATGTTGTACCCATAGCACCATTAATGTTTATACATTTTTCTGGTCTCTTTGGATTATATATACCCTGTGTATAGCTCTTACTGTATATAGACATAAAATATAATAAAATATTTGCGTTTTTTATAGAAAAGGTATTTTTTCTATATTTTTCGCATATTTTATTTATATTCTATTTTATTGAAAATAAGCCATTTTCTGACCATTGTATATTCATCGTCATTTTATTTAAGTTAAATGTCTTCGGTAATTCAGTATAACTGACTAAAATTGAATTTTGTGGTTCAGTAGGCTTATTTGCATAAATCAATGGATTTTTTTGCTTAGTAACTTGATTAAGTTCTTCAAGAACTTCTTTGCCGTTATCATTATATACATTAGCTCTCTCACCATCATACCAAGTTACTAAAAATGCACCACCTATAATATTAGTAGATTGAATATCAAATTTAGTATTATTTGAATAAACATTAAATTGGTCTTCAACTAACGGTATTTTTTCAATATTATAAATCGAATATTCTTTATCATCATAACCTGATGTAAAACCATATTCAGTTTTAAAATAAGGTCCTATATTCTGCCATGTCGGTTTTACGTCATGTTCATAAAAATCCATTGCAGAAAGTGTGGTAATATCATAATTATTTTTAGGTTCCATAAATACTTGATTTGAATCAAGTTTTAATGTTGTATCTTCAACATAATAATCATAACCCATATAATTATAATCTTGATCAACTCTGCAATCTCTTGGATAATTATGTTTTGAAAAAATATAAGCAGAAGCTGGAATATTCAAAAAACCTTTAGATTGGTAACAATCTTCAGTTGGTAAGCCATCTTCACTAAATACATTTTGAATTTCCATATTTCCAAGATTACCAATATATAGAATCTGCTTAGAATTATTTGCATCAAAATAATTGCCTAATCTATCATCTAAATCATTGCTGAAATTTATATTTTTAGAGCAAAACCAAAGGTCGAAACTCATTTTATTATAAATTTCTTCCTTTTCCTTTCCACTCATCAATAACTTTAAAAAACTATTAAAGACTTGTTGTTTTGCCATTATTCAATCTCCAATAATAAACCAGAACAATTAGTATTCATTGCATTTATATATGCTGCTTCAGGATCTGTTTCAGTGATATAATCTGCAGAATTTACAGACGGATAACTACTAAATGACCAAGATGTTCCATCAGAACATTCACCTAAACCAACATCAATATACATTACTGGTTTATGTGCAGAATCTGTAATATACAAACCTTCAAAATCATCAGCGGAAAAACCAGATACTGTCCAACTCATCTCAGTAGTTGTTAAACACTTATTCAAAATAGAATGCTGACTTAATGTCTTGCCAATAGCTAGAATATTACCATAATAATTTACCTTATCATTATATTCATAATCACCACTTGTGACAACACCAGCATTATACCAGAATCCACGTTTTCCATTCTTATAATCGAACTTAACTGGTAATTCAATTTTTTCTATTTTTTCACCTGGATTTTTTGTATAAGTATATTTAAAGTAGTTTGTTCCATGTGCCGCATCCTGACTTGCAAGTTCTATATTATTTTCTATCTTTTCTTTTGCAGTTATATCTAAATTATTAAATAATACACTACTAAAAGTAGAAGGGTCAAATATACTTCTATCTTCAGTAGTAGGAATTAAACCATTTACATTATTACTTGGTAATAAATTTGTATGGAACTTACCAGATGTATCTGTTGCAGTCCATGAATCTGGTATTTTCTCAACTGCTTGGCCATCACCAACATATTTCCATACTGGCGGCGCATCAGAACGACCACCACAATAATTTATACCAGAATATTCATAATCATATGGATTTGCTAAATCATTAAACTTACCTGCATTTAAATATTCCAGACCTGTTAATGATTGAGTATATCCTGGTGCTATACCATGTTTTACTGCTTCTGATTCTACATATTCTTCATTATCATAAAATGCACTTGAAAAATATGTTTCAAAATCAGTTTGCCAGTTCCAAAATGCAGATGGAACATTTCTTAATTCAACAGCCGACATAACTAATCGATATGTTGGATCAACTGCAGAATTAATTTTATCACGGCTTGTTAATCTTGCAGTATTAGATTCTGGATAGCCATAACATTGATAATTTTTAACAACATACATAGCTGATTCATCTGTTGGATCATCCTCACCATTAATAAAATAGAATTCTTCTGGTGTTGCAGAAACATTTGCTGAAATAACAGCACTTAAATAACTTATACAATTATTACCATAAGAAGATGGTATAAGTGGTAAATATCCTGTATAAGCAGCGCTAGGTTCTAACGTTGTCGGAATTGGTTCCCATTGCGGATAACCGTTATCTTTACGTTCAACAAATATTGGATTACCATTATCATCTAATGTCCAACGTTGTGTTGTTAAATAAGCAGTTGTTAAAGTAGGTAATACATCAGGTTCTGTATATAATGCGTTACCAACATCATCATAACCAATAAAATACTGTTTTTGTAATCTAACCTTAATTGAGTCTGGTTCTGGTATTAGATAATTTCGTTTTTTATATGGATAATAAACTTTACCTGTTTTTGGATGTGGTTTTTCTCCTAACATATTTTCATATTTTCTATTATCACCACGTTTTTCTCTCCAGCATTGAACATAAAAACCTTCAAAGAAACTATATGGAGGATTTATCATATCTTCAACTTTTCTATCAAATGGTAATATATTAAATGGAATAACAAATACTGAATATCGTCTTTCATCCGTACTTTCTTCATTTTTTGTATTATCATTTATAAATACAAAACCACTTAATGCAGGAAAGTCAAAATATTTTGTTGGTTGATATAAACCACCTTCAAAAAATTCATTTAAATCCCAAATTACTATTTTATCAAATACTTCATCACCTTTACCAAAACGATCTAATCTACCTTTAGTTGTATTAACATAAATATCACCATAATAATTTTGAATTTGTTCCAGACTAGTTAATGGAACATCTGTAAATGGTTGATATTTAAATGCGTCAGAATTTATATTAAATACAACATCAGTAACATTATTAACCAACCATCTATAAGGTGTAGGTTGATTAGTCTTATCTGCAAAAAGGCTTCTTTCAAAGTTAAAATCTTTATAATTCCAATATAACTGATTTTTTGCACTAAATGAAATAACTGTATTTTTTAATTGTGTTAAATCTGTTTTTAATATCGGATCACATTCTACTGCAGATACTAAGTCAAGTTCTATATCTGAACCAAAATATGGATATGTATTTACAACTTTATTTGCAGCATAATCATATACGCCTCTAAATTTAGTTGCTGCAATTGCACCATCTGGAATATTCTCAAGATCACCGCATGCTGATGGAATTATATTCTCATCAGTTATTTTACCAGTTTTCATATCAATATCATCAGATGTTACAAATGTTGCTGGTTCTATTGCTGCTGCAGCTGGAACTGTAATAGATGATAATGAATTCAAATCTTTATCATAATTTTTAACAACTTTACAACCATTCCAAGATATTAACTTAGAAGCAATATTTTGAATATTAAGGTCAAAATTTTCACCTGCAGTTACATTTAAACGGTCAATAACACCACCTGCAATACCACAATATGTATTTTCTATTTGTAAACCTGAATTTGCAACACCTGGCAAATCTGTTTCCATATTGATTGACCAGAAATTACCATCTACATAATTACTTGCAAAATTCTGATCTACACCGAAAAGACCAACAGTATTAAAATCAGTTTTTTCATCTTCTGATTGAGTTAATTTATGACCGCCGTTTTCATAAACTGTTGAAATAATAGACGGAACAGATAAATATGTTGGTTTGATTTCTGCAATCAATGGTGATGCAATACCAAACATATATTTACCTTTAGCTGTAGGATTTACATATGTATCATTATCAATAAGCTCATATGGCATTAATAAATCATATGTATTACTATCAGAACATTTTTCTTCTTTATAACCAAATGTAGAATTTGTAATAAAAATTGATTTATTTACAATATTATTTAATTGTTCATTATCACGCCAAATATCACTAATATTAGTTGAATTATATTCAACTATTGCAGCTAATGCACCATATCTATTTAAGAAATAATAATCGTCATATTCCGGTTCATTTGAATTTTTCGGGAATACTACATTATTATAATTTGTTAAATAAGAATTTACACTATTAAGGAATAATGAATGAAGATTACCAACTACGCAAGAACCAAATAAACTAGAAATATTCTTAATACTCTTTTTTGTAAAAGAATAATTTTCATTTTCTAAAATATTACGCTTATAAAAAAGTTCTGAACCTGTTTCATTACAAATATCTAATGCAGAAACATTACTAATAATATCTGTTAAATTACCATAACATTGCTTACCAGCAATACCGCCCATAAATCCAACAAAAGTACCAGATGTATAAAGCTTTGCATTAACTCTTACGCCGTTAATTATATTGTTATTTAAACCTAATAATGGAGAAACATAATATGCTGCTCTATTCTGTTGATTTAATTTAATAGATTTATTAAAATAATTAGCATTAGCAATGCCTTTCATT